CATTTCTTTGACGACTTTTATTAAGTATTTTTCAATGTCTTTTTCTAACATGGCTAAAGTTTATCATTGCAAACTTTTCTTTGCAAACTTTTTTTGATATACTGCAATCTCATTAAACAATTAGAGGCTAAACGATGAGTGATTATAGACTAAGCGCGATTGAAGAAACCAACCGTGACATCATTAAAGCAATATCATTACTGCGCAACCTAGACCATAACTTTTCACACTTAGAAGGTGTTGGTCATTACCATGCTATTGTGGAATCATGCCGTCAGATACTGGAAACTGTGTCTGAAGAACTTGTGCAAATTGTGGTTAGAGAAATATGAGGAGGAAGTATGAGAGTACGCCAAAGAGGATTCAATCGCTACGATGTAAAATGGCGCAGTTTTGAATACGCGATGTTTACTAGAGATATGACTATGACGCATATATTTAGAAACGAACACCCTTATAAAGTCCATGCGGTGCTAAAAAGAATAGGCGCAATAAGATGGTAAATGATTTGTACGAACGCTCCGTATCTTAAAGTTGCTATCTGGTTTAGAGAAATATGAGGAGGAAGATGATGCCAATGACTAAATGCGGTAAGTTTTATTACTATGGTAGGAAGTCACGGGCAAGGATGATGGATGATTTAAACCTGCGGTACGACATAGATAAAGACCATGTAAGAAATTATTTAAAACACTTTTGGAGAAAGACAAATGAGCCATTCAAGTATTGCCGGCGGTAGCACCGCTAAACGAGTTATCGCGTGTCCTGCCAGTGTTAAGCTGGTGCAACAAATGCCACCTAAACCATCATCATCGTATGCCGATGAAGGGACGCTTTGCCACCTTGCAATGGAAAAACTACTCACTGAGGATAACTTTAACATTTACAGTTTGTCGTATGCAGGTATTGATATGACAACTGAGTTGGCAAAAGAAAAAATTGAACCGGCGCTGGCGGCGCTTGATGAAATTGACCCTTCTAAATCGATGGAGTTTACCGTTGAAGCTAACGTAAGCTACGGTGATTTCTTGCCTGACGTGTTTGGTAGCGTTGACCTTATCGGCAGATTAGGCGACCGCGCTGTCATATTAGATTGGAAGTTTGGCAGTGGCGTTAGTGTGGAAGTGGAAGAAAACGAGCAGCTCATGTTTTACGCCGCCGCCGCTATGCGCACAAAAGGGTTAGAATGGGTGTTTGATGGCGCGGCGTCTATTGAACTTGTGATTGTTCAACCCCCATCTGTTAAGCGCTGGAAAACCACTGCTAAACGCATTCGTGAGTTTGAGAAAACGCTTAAGAAAGCTATCGATTTGTCTGAAACACCTGATGCACCGTTAGCCAGTGGCAAACACTGCAAGTGGTGCGCGGCTAAGCCAACTTGCCCGTTAATGACAGGTGAGGTAGATAGAGCGCTGAAAGCAACGCTAGATAATATTGATGCAGAATCTATTGCAAACTATTTACAACAAGCTGAGATTCTGGAACAATGGATTACCGATTTGAGAGCATTAGCGTTTCAAATGCTTGAAGCGGGCAAACCAGTCCCTAACTACAAACTTGTTGCAAAGCGGGGAACAAGAAAATGGACTAATGAGGCGCAAGCAATCGAATCGCTTTTGGCTCTTGGTCTGACAAATGATGACATCTACGATTCCAAATTGGTTTCGCCGGCGCAAGCAGAGAAGAAATTAAAGGCTCTGAAACTGCCCATGCCGGATGATGTTGTCGCAGTGGTATCTTCTGGCAGTACAATGGCGCACGAATCTGACCCGCGCCCTACTGTCTTACTAATCGGGCAACAATTAACAAACGCCCTCAATAAACTTTAAAGGTAATCTAAAATGAACAACGTATCTGTATTTGGCAACGCCAACCTTCCAGCAGTTAACAGCATTTCTACTGCACTTCGTAACATTCAGACTGACACCAATACTTCCGGTGGCGTGACTATCCTTAAAATGGATAGAACAGGTCACTGGGTGTATGGCGCGTCTGAAACTGAAGTGGACAACGATAGCGTGTGGGCAGTCAACCCATTCTCGTTCACGCACGGCTTTATTGCGTGGGGTGAAGGTGAAGTGTTAGGTGAGAAAATGGTTAGCGTGACTGAGCCATTGCCACAAGTTGAGCCTGCGCCTGCCGCCGCTAAACGTGGTTGGGAAACACAAGTAGGCTTTTCGCTTAAATGTATCGACGGTGAAGACAAAGGTGAAGAAGTACGCTACACAGTCACCAGCGTGGGCGGTAAACGCGCCGTGCAAACGTTAGCAGTTAATATCGCTAATCAGGTAGAAACAGACCAAACTAAGCCTGTTGCAGTTGTATCTCTTGGTAAAGAACACTATCAGCACAAAGCCTACGGGCGTATCTACACGCCGATGTTTGACATCGTGGAGTGGATTAGCCTTGACGGTGAACCTTCAGAAGACACACCCCAAGAAGTCATCGAAGATGACGCGCCTGCCACCCGCCGCAGACGCGCATAACCGATAAGGAGAAGGGCGGCTAAAAGGCCGCCTTTTTTTATGTTTGTTCTTTTGGAGTTGATATGAAACATATAGTTAGCTTTTCAGGTGGTATGGGTAGCTTTGCAGAAGCTAAATCGTGCGTTGATATGTACGGCAAAGAAAATGTTACCTTGCTATTTGCTGACACGTTGATGGAAGATGAAGACCTTTACAGGTTTAAAGATGAATGTGTAGCTTTTCTTGGCTGTGAATTAGTAACGCTTACAAACGGTAAAACGCCATTTGAAATTTTTAAACAAGAAAAGTTTATGGGTAACAGTAGAGTTGACCCTTGCTCTAAAATACTAAAACGTGAACCACTTATTAAGTGGTTCACGTCTACTTACGCTGTCGATGGCGCGCAGATGCACTTAGGTATTGATTACTCAGAAAGTCATCGTCTTGATGGCGTTCAAAAACGAATGTCACCTTACATATATCGCTCAACATTAGTTGAAGAAGGGCGAATTATTAACAAAGATTACAGCGAACAATTTGGCATTAGACGTCCAAGACTTTATGACTGGAAGTTAGGTCATAATAACTGTGGTGGTTTTTGCATTAAAGCAGGGCTTGGGCATTACAAAGCACTTTATGAAGCTAATCCTGAAAGATATAGAGAGTTTGAAAGTAAAGAACAAGAAGTCTACGACGTAATAGGTGCAACATATCCGTTTTTAAAAAAAACGGAGAATAAAGTTTTACGCAGACTAACGCTTAAACAATACAGAGAAGAATTTTTAACGCAAGGTAAAGTGACAGCATTAGAAAGTCAAGAATACGGCGGATGCGGTTGTGCAATATGATTCTTTATATCGATTTTGAAACAAGAAGCGAATGTGATTTGCCTAAGCACGGCGTTTACAATTACGCGCAAGACTTGACCACTGACGTGCTGTGTATGTGCTACGCCTTTGATGATGGCAACGTGCAGACATGGACGCCTGATATGCCGTTTCCTGACAACGTTCGCAACTTCACGGGTCAGATACGGGCGCATAACGCCGCGTTTGAGCGTTTGATATTCTGGTACGTTCTACAAATAGATTTTAAACTTGAGCAGTTTTACTGCACCGCTGTGCAAGCGAGGGCAAATTGCCTTCCGGGCAGTCTTGAAGATGTTGGCCGTGCTATCTCTAGCGAGATGCGCAAAGACCATCGTGGCAAAATGCTGGTCAAACAGTGCTGTACTCCTCCTTTTAACACCAAATTGCTACCTGAGCTTATCGAGTATTGCCGTCAAGACGTGAGAACCATGCGAGCCGTGTCGCAATCACTGCGTCAGTTGACAAATGACGAGCTTGCAGACTATCACGTTAACGAACGCATTAACGACGCGGGTGTTCTCGTGGACGTTGACTTGTGTCGCGCCGCGATGCGTTACGCCAGTGTTGAGCTTGAAGAAATCCAATCTCGCGTCGTGGAGCTTACGGACGGTGCAATTAAGTCTGTTCGTTCACCGAAGATGCGTGAGTGGGTGCTTGAGCGCGTTGGTTCTGTCGCTCGTGAGCTAATGTGGAATGGTGAGAAGTATTCTATCGACAAAAGCGTTCGCGCTAATTTGCTATTGATGGACGACCCTGAGGAAATTCCACCGCACGTTGCGGAGGTTATTCAATGCGCTGATGACTTGTGGGCGTCGTCTGTGGCGAAGTTTAGCCGTCTGCTTTCTCTTGCAGATTTTGAAGACCATCGTGTGCGTGGTGCGTTTGTGTTCAACGGCGGGTCGGCAACTGGTCGAGCGTCGTCCTATGGTGCGCAGGTGCATAACTTCACGCGTAAATGCGCTAAAGAGCCACAGCGGGTGCGTGATGATATGGTCGTTGGGCGCAATATCGTTCCGGTGCATGGCAAGCGTGTGACGGACGTTCTCAAAGGTATGCTTCGCCCTGCGCTGATGCCTGCTATTGGAAACGTGCTTGTGGTAGCAGATTGGGCAGGTATTGAAGCGCGTGTGACGCCTTGGGCGAGTTTGCAGCATGGCAGTGATGATGTGCTTAACGTGTTTCGCAGTGGCGAGGACATCTACGTTCGCGCGGCGGCGGGTATCTTTAACCGTCCGATGGACGCGATAACGCCTGACCAACGTCAGATTGGTAAGGTGGCTATTCTGTCGTGCGGCTATATGGGTGGGGCTGGGGCGTTTGGCGCGATGGGTAAAGCCTATGGTATCTCCTTACCTGAAGCTGAGGCTAAACGTACCGTTGACGCGTGGCGTCGCAGTAACACTTGGGCGGTGCAGTATTGGGGTGAGCTTGAGCGAGCGTATATGTGCGCCATGCGCCATAAAGGTCGTGAGTTTACCGCTGGTCGCGTGACGTATCTGTTTGACGGTGTGAATTTGTGGTACGCCCTGCCGTCTGGTCGGGTGCTATGCTACCCGTCAGCATATATTGAAGACGGGTCGGTATCTTACGCTAAGGCGGCGTGGAAACCCGCTGCTGATGCAGTCGAATGGCCGCGAGCTAGGCTATGGGCTGGACTCGCTTGTGAGAATATTACACAGGCGATTGCAAATGATTTACTTCGTGACGCATTAGCGCGAATCGGGCATACTGTCGTGCTTCATGTTCACGACGAGATTGTGCTGGAAGTGAAAAAAGAAGATGCGGCGGTAGCCGCGCAAGACTTGGAAACCGTGATGTGTAGCGCCCCTGCGTGGGCAGAAGGATTACCTTTAGCGGTTGGTGTATCAACATTAGAGAGATATGGAAAATGAATTTTATTACTTACTTGGAACGTATCGCGCCTGAAGGCGAAAGCATCCTTTTGGTCAAACAAATTGCTAAAGATAACGGTCAGTTTGCATGGCCTGCTTATCTTCCTTCTCGATACGATGGCAAGGGTGCGTGGTATGGCAATACCGCGTCGTTTATCACGTCACGTTTTAAAGATGGTAAACCGTCTGCGAGTGCGGGCAACTGCGAGTACGTTGCTTTTCTCGTGCTTGACGACATTGGCACCAAGAGTTTGCGTCCTCCTATCGAGCCGACATGGATAATGGAAACCTCACCGCAGAATTACCAGTGGGGGTACACGTTTGCTTTAGATGATATGCCCACTAAAGGTGAGTTTAGCGCCGCCATTAAAGCAATCGCTGACGCGGGCTATACTGACAGTGGCGCGATTAACCCCGTGCGTAATTTTCGCCTGCCTGCGTCAGTGAATTTGAAGCCTGACCGTGCGGCGTTCAAATCTATTCTTGTTGAGTTTCACCCTGAGCGTGAATTTACCCTCGCGCAGATATGCGCCGCGCTTGATGTTCACCCCGCTGACGCTGACACAGCGTTTGTTCGGCCAATGGCTATCATTGACACAGGTAATGATGAAGTGCTGGAGTGGTTGTCTTCTCGTGGCGATATTTTAGAGTCCGCTAACGCTGAGGGGTGGGTTGGCGTTGTTTGCCCTAACCACGCTGAGCATACTGATGGTCAGTTGATGGGCAGATACCACCCACTTAACCGCGCTTACTGTTGCTTTCATGGGCATTGCTCGTTGTGGGACAGCCGTACTTACCTCGCGTGGGTAGCTGAGAATGGCGGCCCTAAGCACTCACATGGTCTTCGTGAAGAAATACTTGCAGAGGTCATGCACACAGCGATTGGCAAACTCGAACCCACTGATATGTTCAGCACTGACGCGGCGGCGGCTATCATTGCAGAAGTCGAGCAGAAGGAAATCGCGCGGCTTGAAAAGGCGGAGTGGTATCAACGCTTTGCTTACGTCATGTCAGACGATTCCTATTTTGATTTGCAAAACCGTCGCGAGTTTTCGCGTCAGACGTTCAACGCCGTGTTTCGTCATGTGTCGTGCAAAAGTATTCACTCTGACCGTAAGATAGAGGCCGCCATGAGCTTTGACGAGAATCGTCAGGTGATGGGCGCTAGAGTGCTGGCAGGTATCACCTTTGCCGCTGGTGACTCGGTGATTGCTACGCGTGACGGTGAATTGTATGGCAACCGCTGGCGTGACGCTCGTCCAGATTCATCTCGTGGCGGAAATTTGAACGGCAATATATCCCTATGGCTTGACCACTGTAAATCGCTTGTTCCTGACGAGCGTGAGCTTAACCATATATGGGATTACATGGCATTCAAGGTGCAAAATCCACGCGTTAAGATTAACCACGCTATTCTTCACGCGGGTGGTCAAGGTATCGGTAAAGATACGATGTATGCGCCGTTCATTTACGCCGTGTGTGGCCCTCACTTGCGCAATTACTCGCTTATGTCTACTGACACCATTCAGTCCGCGTGGGGCTATCATTTAGAAGCAGAGGTTATTGTTATTAATGAGCTTAAAGAAGCCGACAGCGCCGCGCGTCGGATGCTAGCCAACAAACTCAAGCCCGTCATTGCCGCGCCGCCTGAGATGCTGTCTGTTAACCGTAAAGGCCTTGCCCCGTATAACCTTGTAAACCGTCTTGCCGTGCTTGCGTTCTCTAATGACCGTGTACCGTTGTCACTCGAATCGGGTGACCGTCGTTGGTTTGCCACATGGAGTACGGCAGAGCGCTTGCCTCCGCAATCAGCTACCGCTATATGGAAATGGTTTAATGACGGCGGTGGGTATGACCTTATTGCCAACTGGTTGTTCTTGCGTGATGTGTCTGCGTTCAACCCTGCTGCGCCTGCGCCTATGACAGACTTTAAAATGTCACTGGTGCAGAATAGTCTGTCCGCTGTTGAGTCGTCGCTTCTTGACATGATTACGCTTCGCATGGGTGAGTTTGCATCCGGTGTGATTGCCTCTCCCTTTCAAGCCATCTGTGAACGCGCCGCTATGTCGTTTGGCAGTAAACAATTTCCACCTGCTGCTTTGTTTCATGCGCTTGAAGAAGCTGGGTGGGCTGATAAGGGAATGTGCAATTCGCGCTCGTCTAAGACTAAGAAACACATTTTCTGCGCACCTGAGTTTGCGCACATGAGCAAGTCTGCGCTGCGTGATTTAGCAGAGCAAAAACCTGTTGCAAAAGTTGTAGCGATTAAGTAGACTAGTTGCAACAATTCTCTCTAATTGTTAGTTCATGTGTTCCTCAATTATCGGCTCGGATGATTGGGGAATTTTTTTTTGCCATTTGGTTTCGTGGCAAAATTTTGCAAATCGTTTCGTGGCAAAAATTGAGCGTTCATTAGATTTGAAATCCTAGCCCCTACCAGAATTGAAATCCTGAGCCTTCATATATACGCGTTTCATCACATTTACGCGTGATTTTACGCCCGCGCTTGTCATTAAATAGTGTGCTTTTATAGCCTTTATAGGCTTGCTATAGCTTGATTGAATGTTAGATAATAGGATAGTATTGCTAAACTATTTATTGCAGTCTATAGGCTATTGTAGGCCGTTAAATGGTAAGCAATAAAAAAGGCCCGTTAAGACCTTGTTATTGTTTGAGGCAATAAAAAAAGGGCGGTTATTAGCCGCCCCTTGTTTAGTTTTCTAGTAGTACCGCCAAAATGGCAAACTTTACCAGTATTAAAAATATGATTATCATGTCATTAGCCTATAAAATATCAATTACCCAATCGGGATAAGTTTGCACGGCCGGCGGCGTGTTTAGTATTAAATTTTCGTTATATAAATCACGAATTCTAATACCTTCATAAGCCCAATCAGCTAGTTGTTCGGGCGTAAAAGAATCATAAAAGTCACGGTATGTATTTATCATCTTTCAACCCCAAAAAATTGAAGTATTGAATACTGCACTTCTCTAACGTCGTTTAGCTTGTCGCTATTTAAACCAAAATCTTCACAGAACAGTGTTTCGTTTAAATCGTCATAATACCATTCACAATTTAGACAATTTTCAAACTGTAATCTTAATTTTAAACCAACGTCTACACCGTAAATGTTTTCTATTTTATCAATAGAGTTTTTAATGCTGTCAATTGTATTCATTGTTGCGCCTATTGAATCAAATTTTTTATTGTTTTGAACATTGCCCGCGCGTCGGTTACACTTTCAAACGTTATCCAGCAAGCGTTAACGCCGCGCGTTTCATCGCGTAACCTTACGTCGTAGCCTATACCGCCGTTATGAAATAGTGATAATTCAAAATCATTATTAGTAATAACATCGCCATAACCACACAAAAAAGCGTAAACAGTACAACCGCCGCCGTTTTTTAAGTTAAATTTTTTCATTATTGCATCTCACGAATTGAAAATTTATAGCTAGACTTGTCTAGTTTGTATTCTTTAACGTTTGCATAACGCGCCGTCAAACGTAACCGGCCTTGAACGCGATATAAATCTTTAAATAGTGCAATAGCTTGATTAAAATTATTAGATTCAATTTTATAATTGAACAATTCATCGTCATTTATTAAATATGTTTTCATAATATTATTTCCAGCTATCGACGTAAATTTTTACACCTTTAATGATGATATAAAGACTTGCTACATTAGAATAGCAAGTCGCGTAAACGCGATATTCTTTGTTACCTACCAGTGCTTTTCTACCAGTGTTTAGCTTTTTACCGTAACCGGTCGCCGTTTGCATTAACCCGCGCGTGTGATACCACATAGGGGCGTCAATAAATTCTAAGTATATAGTTGCCATTAGTTGTCTACCCCGTATTCAATTGCAAACAAGGGCCGGCGCGTAGAACGTTCTATAATAACGATATTATATTGGTCGTCATCAATTGCGCATTTACCCGCGCTTTTTTGCGTTAAAAAACCGTTATCACGAAAATATTTCAGTAATTTGCGCGCGTTCCAGTGTATTGCATCGGCGTCAATATCGCCCACGTCATACCACGCATTCCAGGTGTAGCCGTCACGTCCGCGCCACGCGTCAATCGATAGAACTCTATATGTTTTATTCATTTTGAAAGCCTTTATTTTTATTAGGTGCGAAATTACACCGCATAACGCGCTATTGCTAACGCGCTACACACTGGAATCTTTACGCGGTCCACGCCTTGCAAGCGCGGCGGCTTAAATAATATTCGGCGTTGCTATCTGATAGCCGATATTCTTTAAGCATTGCCCGTGCTTCTTTTATAGTGTTGAACGCGTCGACGGTTTCAAGATAACCCGCGCTCTTACGTTGTATGTAAATCATAACGCCAACTTTGACGCGTCAAAACAAAATGAATATCCGCGCCCGTCGGCGCTGTCACCATATCGCATATTGTCTAAATTCCAATCTAATTTATTTTTAATGATTAGCGCTTTTACTGCTTCAAAGTGACATTCAACGCCTGATAATTCGCTTGGATATGAAATAATCGCTTGAAAGCCTTTAAAGTCGCCATGAGCTGCCGTATAGGCTTTAATTCTGCTACCGCGTGAATTGGTAGTAGGTAGATATTTAGTATGGATTGCTATCATTGTTATTCTCTCTCTATTGTTAGTTGGTAGCGCCGGCGTTACCCGGCGCGGTAATGTTATTTGCTTAATGTAATATCTGATTGAGTGAAGTTAACGCGGTATTGCATCGCGCTATCTAAAGCAATTGTAATTGATGCAACGACGGCAATCGATGCAAGTAAAGATAAGGTTAATGTAAATAGCTTATTCTCATGCTCAGCTTTCATGTTCGCGCCGACGGTATCAACAAGCGCGTAGACTATTGAGTGTAATTTTGTATCGCCGCGGCGGTATGACTTGCTAAATCTAAAGCCCGTCAACTTCATGACAGGTGTCAAAATAATGGCGTTTATGGTTCTGATAGTGTTTTTCATGTTAGCAGTCTCTCAAAATGTGGTCAGTGTAAGCAGTCGCCAAAATTGACGACTTGCAAAGAATTATAAAGCAATAAAAATTAAATGCAATACTTTATTTTGCAAATAGGTAGCGCGTGGTTATATGGTGGGCGGTTTAGCAGTCGATTGACTGCCCACGCGCTAGCCCACGCGTGCGCTATCATGGCGGGTTTGTGGTCAGTGGTAGGTATATCATTATCTACTTTAAAAATTATATGTAATATTACAAATGTGTTACAGAATCCTACAAATTTCTAGCGACTTTGTAGGCAGTGCCCACACTGCCCACACTGCCCACACTTTTTCCCCCCACTGGAATCGAGGGCAGTCAAGCGCGTTAAATTGTGGGCAGTCGTTGGTTATCTTTTATCGACTGGTAACGACTGCCCACACAATACGATGCTGGTGCTGGTGTCATATGGTAGGCTATGCCCTGTAAGCCTTATAAATCAAGGGCTTAGCCTTTATCATATTGTTGATGGCGTAGACTGGAATCCCCTGCAGCCCGCGTATTTCGTGGCTTCCAGCGATAGGGGGGGGTGTCTTTTGAGAAAAAAAGCGCAGGCGGGGAGGACTTGACAAGACGACTGGCGGGGGCATTATCTCCAACGTTTGCATTTTTCCTATACTATTTGCATTTTCCATATATACCGTCAAATAAATGACACAACGTCAAATAAATGACGCATAGGGGGGGGGCGTTCATTTCCGAAGGTGATGCAAAAGATTCACAGACAAAAAAGTCATTTCCATATATATTATAAATATTTTTTACAAGCTAAGGATTCATGCGACCATGCAATCATTTCCATATTCACCAAGAGAGTTAAAAGTCACAGAGGCGCGGCTGAGCGCAATTTACGAAGCGTCTGCGCTAGGGCTAAAAGGGGACAAGCTCGCGCTTGCGGCAGGGCTACTTCCAAGCGAGTATCGGCAGTTGTGCCAACTCGACCCAAACGTTGAGCTGATGGCGATGAAGGGGGCCGCTGACGCAGAGGCGCAAATGGCACGGGTGTTAAAAGAAGCTGCGCTAGGGGGTGATACAAAGTCGGCGTTAGCAATTCTTCAAAATGTACACGGGTGGGCAAGTGCTAAGGAGCAGAATAAGGTGGCGTTTGGCATCACTAACGCGGACGGTACAGCGGCAAGCCTTGTTATAGGGTGGGAGTCATGAAGGTTGTCATCCCCTACAAGCCAAGAGATGTGTTTAAGCCTCTTCACGCAAGAAAAGAAAGGTGGGCGGTTGTGGTCGCTCACAGAAGGGCGGGCAAGTCGGTAGCGTGTATTAATGAATTGATAAAATGTGCTTGCACAGACTCTAGTGGGGATGGTAGGTATGCCTACATCTGCCCATACTACTCACAGGCAAAACAAGTAATCTGGGATTACTGTAAGACGTTTACAAAACCCATACCCAACATAAAGGTGAACGAAAGTGAATTACGACTCGATTTTCCAAACGGGGCGCGTATTCAGTTATTTGGCGCTGACAATCCTGACAGGTTGCGCGGTCTTTACTTTGACGGGATTATTGCTGACGAGTATGGCGATTGGAAGTCAACTGTATGGCCGTATGTTATCCGTCCTGCGCTGGCTGACCGCAAAGGGTGGGCGATAATTATTGGAACGCCAAAGGGTAAGAATAGCTTTTACGAACGCTTTGAAGCGGGCAAGCAAGACAAGGACTGCTTTACCTTGCTGCTGACCGCATCTAATTCGGGCATCCTCGACCAAGAGGAAATTGACGCGCTGAGAAAAGAGTTGTCGGAGGACGCATGGCTACAGGAGATGGAGTGCAACTTCGACGCGGCGATACCGGGGGCTATTTACGGCAGAGAAATGTACGAAGTGGGGCAATCGGGTAGGGTACGGCCTTGCTATGACCGCAAACTCAAGACGTATGCGGCTATCGATTTGGGATGGAGCGACGACACGGCGATTTGGTGGTTTCAGGTGGCGGGCAAAGAGCTTAGGTTTATTGATTGCTACAGCAACAGTGGAATGCCTATCGCGCATTACCATGACATTTTGCAGAGTAAAGGCTATGATTATGGCGAATGGCTATATTTGCCGCACGACGCGAAGGCTAAATCTTTGCAGACGGGCAGAAGTATTGAGGAGCAATTTCGCTCGCTTGGTTGGTCGCCTAGAATTGTCCCAAATATATCACTTATGGACGGGATACAAGCCGCTAGGTTATCATTAGCAAACTGTTGGTTTGACCCAAGCTGTAAAGAGGGGATGGAAGCGCTCACACAGTACCAAAGAGAGTATAATGTGGAGAAAAAGGTGTTTAATGAACGACCCAAACACGATTGGACATCTCACTTTGCTGACGCTTTCCGGTATGCTTGTCTTGCATGGCGCGAGCAACGCCCTGAAGCAGCGGCAAAACCCAAAGCGAAATACTGGGAAGACCAGTCCTTAGAGGAGTTGTGGGAACACAGCTCGAAACGTAGAGGTAGACGAATATAATGAGTGACAAACTATCAGCACAGCCTTGGCACGACGAAATATCGCGCTACCAAGAAGAATATAAGAAATGGACGGAGCGTGGCGAAAAGATTGTCAAGCGCTACCGTGACGAGCGCAAAGACGCAGAGCAAGCGGACGCACGATTTAATATTCTTTGGTCTAACGTACAGACACTAAAGCCTGCCATTTACGCAAAACCGCCCAACCCTGAGATTTCAAGACGCTTTGACGATAGAAATGACGCCGGCAGAGTAGCGAGCTTAATTTTAGAGCGCGTTCTTGATTTTGAAATTAAAGAATACCCTGATTTTCACGACACGCTGTCTTGCGTGGTGGACGATAGACTACTTCCGGGCAGAGGCGTGGCATGGTTGCGCTACGAACCTAAGATTGAAGAATTTGAGCCTCAAATTACCAATTATACGGAAGTGGGCGATGGTGAATATACCGCAGAGCGCACACCGGATGAAGAAAACGGGTTAGCACAGCCTGAAGTCTATGAACAAGTGGTGTCGGAAACAACACCGGTGGATTATGTCTACTGGCAAGACTTTGCACATCTACCTGCTCGAACATGGGACGAGGTGACATGGGTAGCGCGTCGCGTCTATATGACGTTAGATGAAGGGATTGAGCGTTTTGGCGACATTTTTGAGAAAGTCCCGTTAACTAACACGTCAAACCGTAAAGACGGCGACAAAGAAACCACTAA